CATCCATCCACGCCACAACTTGCGCTCTTTCTTCACTAACCTTCGTCATGTATTTATCAACAATGGTGCTGTCTACACGTGCTAAATCACTAGCCACTTTTATAAAATCGTGTTCATTACCGGCTGCTATCGTCCACGCCTTATGAATCATAAATTCTGCACCGGCTGAGATAATTGTCTCATCCGCCGCCATGACTAAGAATGTGGCCGCGCTGGCTGCCATTCCATCAATATGAAGGACCGTTTTGCTTGGGTGCTCAAGTATTGCCTGCGCCATCGAAACGCCTGCAAATACATCACCACCGGGGCATTGCACGCGAATATGAATAGTATTAGCTGTAATTGACCTTAGCTCTCTTACAAATGACTCAGCAACGACTAAATCATCCCTATAATTCTCTGTGACGATTGCTCCATAAACGTAAATGGTGGCCTCGTCACCTTCTTGAACGGCCTTTATTGATTGGCCTTTGCCTTTATTCTGCGCTAGTAGCTTCAGTAGTGGATTCATTTGATTGCCCTGTGTTGAGTGTGCCGACTTTTGGATCGGTTGATAGGTTTTCTAATTTGCGAATTTCTTGCTGCGTAACCCAGCCCGGTTCGCCTGCGCGACCCAGTGCTATACGGTAGCCTTCCATTCGTGTTTTATAGTCGCCACGTTCTAGCCCTGCGGTGTTAAATTCTGCAAAATATTCCCGCATGTTGCCGAATAGCTTGCGATTAAGCTCTTGTTCGATTTTTACCAAGTAACGGCCTAGCGTGTATTTAACAAAACCTATTGACATTTGCTCTACGCCTGTTCCCCAGCTTGTGTTGTTTTTTGTGTGCCCGATCATGTGCGGCGGTACGCCAAATATTCGCGCAATATCTTCTACTTGAAATTCTCGCGTGGTAATCAACTGCGCATCTTCTGCGTTCATTGTTAGTTCGTGAACTTTTGCGCCACCGGACATTAACGCGGGTAAATGTGCGTTACTTGGCCCTTGGTGCCTGTCGCCCCATGTTGTGCGAATCATGTCTTGCTGATCTGGCGTTAGCGTACCGGGGAATTCCAGCGCAAAATCAGGGCGTGCACCATTTTTGAAGAACGCGCTGCTGAATTGATCGGCTGCTATGGCTATGCCAGCGGCGTTTAATAGCACGTATTTAATTTGGCTCATGCCGTTTTTGCCATTAAAACCGGGGCCGGGTACGTGAATCATGTCGTCTTGTGAGACTGTTTCGCGCTTATTATCGCGTGTTAATACGTAAATCAACCGCCCTTTATCTTCTAACACTTCAACTTCTGATTTTTTGTACCAATCAAACCCGGTAACGTCTCGACTTACTCTTGACGGCCTGATTATTTTTGCAAAGCCATCACCATGCAAGAGAAGTGAGCCAACGAATGATTCCCAAAAAACCGCCGCTGAACATATTGGGCTTGGCTGCCTATTCAATAACCACCATGCCGGATGCTCTGATTTTTCACGATCTCCCGCGCTGTATTTATAAATGGGCAGTGGTAAGGATGCTATTGCACCACCAATTAGGGCAACTGACGCATAAACCGCGCTGACTTTCATGGCGCTTTGCTCGTTAACCGCTACACCTGCATTCATGCCGCCGTTTATAAATGACGATAGCTCATCTGAATTAATCGATACGGCGTTATTAATTTGTGGCTGATCGTTTAATTTATCCGCCGCACCGATAATGTCCTCTAATGCGCTGTTTTGTGATCGTCCAAAAAAGGGTATATTCATAAAATTATTAGTTCCGGTGTCGGTTCAGCTTCTTCCATTACCATTGATCTACCCAACGCCATAATCATGGCGACAACCGGATCAATTTTTTCTTTTACTTTGTCTTTTGCTGGCTTTATGTCGCCTGCTGGGTTGGTGTCTGCTACTACGTTGCCCATTGCCCATGTTAGTAAGGGGTCGTTGTGTTCTATGCCTTGCGATAGGACAAGGCGGAGTAGTTCTTTCATGGGTGCGTTCATGCTGGCGAAGCCTTGCCCAAATTCAACCATGTTGACGCCTTCTTCTAGCAGGTCATTCACTAGCTGGCTGCTGTTCCACCTATCAAACGCGACTTCTTTCACGTCGAACCGTTTACAGGCTTTTAATATGTCGGCTTTTACCCATTCGTAGTCGGTGACGTTGCCGGGTGTTATGACTAAATGGCCCGATTCTTTGAACCGTTCCATGAAGGTGTAGCCTTTTTTTAGGCGGTTTTCTAATGCTTGCTCTGGTAAATAGTCACGACCTATGACGCGCTTTTTGCCGTTGATGTTGAACACTAGCTTGAATGAGCAAATGTCATCGACTGAGGCTAAATCTAAGCCGCCATAGCAGGGTAGGCCGTCGAACTCGCTTGCTTTTTCGTCATCCCAGCAATCTAGGACGTTGTAATCTTGCTGGCAATCGTTCCATGAATCCATGCCCATCCATTTTGATTCGCCATACGTCCAAATATTGAGCCGCTTGGTTAAAAATTCGGTCATTTCTGACGGCATGGCTCGCGCCATTCTGCATTGGTCTTGCATGTCTTTGATGCTGACCGATACGCCTAAGTTTGGATTTGCTTTTATCCAGGCGCTTTCGTCGTCAAATTCGTCACCTTCATCAATGGTGTAGATGATGGCGAAGAACGCGTCATCTATGGCTGTTCCGTCGAGCACTTTTATTGCGTAGTCGCGTAGTTCGTAACAAATGCCATCGCGGTTAAAACCGGCGGTGGTAATGGCTCTTATTAGCGGCTGCGCACGCGATCCTCTGGCGGATTTGATAACGTCCCATACTCGTGATGTTGGGTGGGCGTGTAGTTCATCAACTAAACCGAAGAATACGTTTAGGCCGTCCATGCTTTTTGCATCGGCACTTAATGGTTCAAACCTTCCAAAGTTTTGTGGGCTGACTAGCTCACTCCTAAACACTTTAACAAGCCGCTTAATTTCGGGGCTTTGCAATACCATGTTGCTGCTGGCCTCAAATAACTCACGAGCTTGGTCACGCTTGGTGGCGGCGCTGTATATTTTTGCGCCACTTTCTCCATCACCAATCAGGCCATATAAGCCAATGCCGCCTAGCTTGGTCGTTTTGCCGTTCTTTCTGGCTACTTCTTCATAGGCCATGCGGAATCGACGCGTGCCGTCCGATAATTTCCAGCCAAATATGTTCGCTTCAGAAAAGCATTGCCACCCTTCTAAGATAATCGGCTGACCAGCCAACTTGCCTTGGTAATGCCGACAATATGAGAAGAACCTAAACACTCTGGCGGCTGCGTTTTCATCGAAATATAGGCCGCGCTCATGACCCGTTTCCAAATCGTTATACCAACGTTCAACGGCTTGTTTTACATATTTACACGCGACGACTTTGCCGCTTCTTACATCGGCTGCGTATTGATAAGCCGAGTCTAGGCTGAGCCGCCCAATGTCTGGCGACTCCATAACGGCTGACATTTATAAATCCAAACCGCCTTGATTCGGGTCTTGAACTTTTATACTTTCACGGGCACGAACAGTCAGGCCGAATTGTTTAGCCAATTTTTCGTACTTGCCTGAGTGCCTATCGTAAGACACCGCGTAGGCCGATAACTGCACATAATCATTCGGGGTCTTTTGAAATTCACCACCGCACAACATTTCTTCATCATCGGCAATTTTCGCCATTTGCTCTTGAGCCGATCGCATCCCAGCAAACGCAACGCATAAAATAGCTAACGCACCAAGGTCGAGTCTTGCAATAGTTCCTGCCTTCATTAACTCCTTCGTCACAAAACGCCAGTGTGATTTAGCATCTGCATTCAACCATTTTGGGCACGGTGGAATCTCACAGGTAACACCCTGAAACAACGAAGGCTGACGGGAATTACTCGCGCTCCTAGTTGATTCACCGCCAGATTTTAGCGGTATAACATTTGAATTATTCATAATCTAAAACCTTGGGAAGAATGATTAAGACTCCTTAACCCCCCCCACTAAAAAACAGAAATCGCAAAAAGAAAGTTATAACGTCGGTCGCTGAACGGTAGCCTGTAGAGAATTACGCCCCCCTACCCCAACCGCCACCATCTTCAGTCGCCGTCTTAATGTCGTGGCACTGCTTGCACAACGCCTGCCAGTTGTTGGCGCTATCCCAGAACAAATCCTTATCACCTTTATGCGGAACAATGTGATCGACAACGGTAGCAGCCACCACCTTACCTAACGCCTCATGCTTCACGCACAAAGGATGCTTAGCTAAGTAACCTAACCTTGCCTTACGCCATCGCCCGTCATACCCGCGCTTTGTTGAGCTTTCACGCTTTGAGTCATATTGCTTGCGTAGTTCACGCTTATGCTTATCACACCTGTTTCCGCCACGCACCAACTCCGCACAGCCAACATAACTGCATGGCTTTGGTGCTGAAACCGGCACTCATCAACCCCACTTATCACGCAAATACTTCTCAATGAGATAAATCGCACGACTGCCCATGTGACCAGCAATACCAACGAATGCCGCAGTTAACAACGGGTCAAACTTAGCAAGCTCACATAGATAAAACGTAATGACGCCAGAGAATGCACTCGTACAAACCTCGCCTACTAACTCAGTAATGCTGAAACGCGGTGTATGACCATCACGAACCTTACGCACATACCCAACAACACCACCCCAAATACTGATACCAAACACCCAAAAATAAGTTAACAATGAATAAGTCGTTGGATCACGCTCAGGCATCATCCAACCCCAACAGCTTCACCAAATACTTAGCAAACGCACCAAACGACTCATTAGCAAATGCCGAATGATGCCCCGCATACTCACCAAACAACCTAGCCGAATCGTGATTCACCACATGCAACTCATCGCCATCATAACCAGTCGAGCCCATTGCCCCCCACTCATGACAAGGAATAAATCGACTCATCGACACAGGCACATCATCCGCATGATGAAACACATCAACCCGCTCAACCTTATCGCCAAACACAGCATCAGCATCCAACGCAGGGCGAATTAACACCAGCCGTTCGATATTAGGG